TGGAGGATCGTACTGCGGTAGCCTTGCGCCTTATTCCGTCGCGCCGAGGCTTCTGAGGAGGCTTGCTGGACCGCTTGCGTCTCCGTACTGGGAGCCGTGGTCGGCTGCGGCACGGACGGCCCTCGAATCTTTGGTTTACTAATGAGTGGGCGCACCGCCTCACTCAACCCAAGCGTGAATGTTGCGGCGGCAGCTCGTCCGATTGTTTCAGCCATACTTACCCCCTATACGCATAGTCGCGTGAGCCGTGAGATTCCCAGTTCACGCCATATTCCACCTTCATGTCACGCGGGGCTACGTCCATTCCCTCGCCCCCCTGCAACCAGTCCAGGAGATACGCCGAGGCGTCTCCAATGTCCGCCCACGGTGAATTGGGTTTCTCGGGCTTCGTACGGTCCACTTGCTGATCCGCCATCTTGTAAAACCACCGTCCTTGATAGGCGTAGACCAGTAACTCCGTATCAGGCCCAGGGGAGATGCGGAGCGGCACCCGCCCTTGGGCATGCCCAGGCCCCAGCGCCTTCAGCACGGCCTCACGCCGAGGGGGCCAACGGACGGCCCCACGAATCACGCGGCCTCCCAGGTGTTTACGAATCATTTTCTCAGCCGTCTCTAGGATCGTGGCTTGTCCGGGCGTCGCCATATTCGGGTCAATGATATGCACCAGCGAGGCCCCAAAATCTTTCAAGGCCCACGGCGCAAAGGTGGTGAGCCAGGGAAGTACATCGCGTTCAATCAGCTCCAAGACTCCAGCTTGCATCTTGTTGAGTGCGGCAAAGACTTGGATCTGGCCGGCCACGTTCTGCCCAATAACCGCCGAAGGGGAGTGCCCCCCGTCCCATCCAATCCCCAGGAGAAAGTTTGGATGAGGGTGGAGGGGCACCCGAGACACATGTACGCCTTCATCAAACCCTTCTGCCACAGGGGAGCCCATTTCCGCCATCACCCATTCCCCACGGCCTAGACGCCGGTGCATGGAACTCGTCCCGTTAAACGTGGCCAGGTGGACGGCTTGCTGTTCTGGGCTCATCCGGTCGGTAATGGGTAAGGAAAACGACGTGCGCGTGTTGATGGTGGGTTGCGTGACCCCGAAGTAGGGGGCTGGCCAGAGATCGGGCGAGCCGGGATTGGTCGCTGCTAGTGCGGACCGGCGGCGGGTTTCCAGCCGGATCGCGCTTGATCGCGCCAGCTCCCATTCCTGTTGCGTAATGCCGAGGCCGTCCGTCATAGACGCAACCAATTCCTCAGCTAAAATCATATGCGCGTCCTGCCGTAACCGCTGGGCGCTCGCTTCGTCCCGGCAGCCAATGAATTCGCCACGGAGCAACTCTGACCCGGCCAAAGTGAAAATAGCTCTGGTGTTGTCCTCTCGGATCGCCCAGAGGCCGCCCCACATATGGAGCTTCAAGGATTCTGCGGTTTTCGCACTGGCGGATCGCAAGGAGTCGTGCAGCCAGGAGACTTTGAACGGAAGCGGATACCCGGCGCGCGCATGCAGTTCGGCGGCAATAATGGCAGCGGCGGCGAGGGCATGCGTCTTCCCGGTGCCGCGCGGGCCATGAAGAAGAATTTCTTCGCGCTTCGCTGAGGTTTCTATGGCGGCGGCAATCCCGAGGCTTGCTTGTGGAGCCATCAGGATGAGGTGGACCGCATCCGTCACATGGCCCTCCCGAAGCTGCTGTAAGATCTTCTCCGCCGCCGCATGCCCGATTTCGTGATCGCCCAGGAAATGCCTGCCTACGAGGAAGATACTCCGGCCTGCCGCGTCTAATCCGTCGGCGTCAGGGTGTCGTTCTGGAAGATCAAGCAACACCGCGCAACACAGGACGCCCGCTTGATTCCCGAGGCGTTCCACGATGGTGCGGAGGGCTTTACTCATGCAGCGCTTTCAACTGTTGGATTTGCCGGTACAAATTTATTGAGGCTTCAGTCTGTTCTGTCTTGTCGAACACCTTAGATGGATGACCTGGATCAAGTCCGACAGGACGCACGATGAGATACCTAGCATCCTTATGATGAGTAAATTGCGTGACGATGAGGCTCGGTTTGTAGATCATGGGCGGGCGTCATTCCTGCGTCGCTGATTCTCGACTTCTTCTCCCAGCCCCCGCAGCGCAAGGATCTTCGCCACCAGCTCACTGAGGGCGGATTGTGCGACATGGCAGACCGCTTGCCGAATCTGTCCATCCTCCATCCGCTCCACCACTGTCAGTGTCAGATTGTTGGACCCAGGGGTTGGGTTGTCGAGTTCGAGATAGCCGTTGAGGGTCCTCATGTGATCGCCTCTATGCGTTTTGTCGAGAAGGCGATGCCGCCCTCGAATGAGGTGAACATAATCAAATCCTGATCTGATAATTCACAGGTTTCTGTGTCACCATGACAACTGACCGTGTATATGGTCTTCCGTGTATCAGGTCGGGTGTCCCAGAATATTTCTTCAATCGGCTTGGCGCAAATAGCGCACTGGATTATCGGCGCGGTTCTCATGACGCCTCTTGCTCCGTCTTGACTGGCGTCACATCGATGTCCTCCGTCTTGAGATCCAGCACCTTCCGTCTCCCCGGCAGTACCCGCACCGGCGCATCCCGCAACCGCTGCAACACCGCCACCCCGGCCCCATGTCCATCCAACATCAACAGCAAGCGGTTTTGCTCTTCCGCCGCCTTCGTGGCATGATCCGCACTCGCGCCCGACGCCGCCTTTAAGATCATGTCCAGCCGCCGAAAATCCACCACCTTGTCTTTACAGAGAATCTTGACGACCTTCGCCCGGACCCGCAAACAATCCTCAACCGATTGGAAATCCCCCGTCTCAATATCCGGAATCCGCGCTTGCGTATTCGCCAGCAGACTTTTCTCTAACGTCCGCTGTTGTCGACTCTTATCTTCCGAATGATGCTGACAGGTATTCTCGCCTTCCGGCAGAATAAACTTGCACAACTCGCCCGACTTCGTGCGGCTGCCCGAGATTTCCCCACAGAGCCGATTCGGCATTACTCGCTCACCTCCGGTCGAGGAAGCGGCAGTTTGTATGGCCGTGGGCAGAGCTGGAGCGGCCTCGCCGTTGCAACCGCTGGCTCAATCACCTCAAGGTACAAGCCGTCTTTCCACCCTAAATCCTCTCGGGCTTTCCCAATCGCTCTCCTGTCCGTTTTTATCTGTATTTTATCATCGCACGTCTTGCACAACGTCCCCCACCTCACCCAGCACGCACACTGCGGTACTCCGCCAGCTATCAGTGCTGTAATCTTCCTATCCTTTGAAAGCAAAGACATGACCCTCTCCTGTCTCATACTTCCCTTGTTCTGTCAAGGGCCTATCACTGCTTCATAGGAGCCCTAGCTGTTTTTCGGGATTCATTTCGTGCAGGGGGAGGATCGCGTGAGCTGACAGGCCGACCCCCTTAAACCCCTCCCCACCCCTCTGTACTGTATAGAGTGGGAATGATGAGAGTTAACATAACACTACTTATCAGACTCTGATGAGATAACCTCTTGATTTCATAGGGCAGACAAGAATGATACCACAAAGGATGGACAATAGCTCGACATACACTGACAAGAGAGAGAAATAGCGAAGAAGGGAGTAAGATCGTCCCGCTTCCACTTGCGGCACCCGTTCTCGCTACAGCTCATCTCAGGCGTTGTACCTAGAGTGATATCGGGATGAGACGGGAAAGAAGGCCACAAGGAGAACGCCGAGGGCTAGGCTACTACGCTGGCTCTTGTTCGGGTTGATAAGGAGCAACCCTGAGCCAGCTTCGTCAACGCAGGAGAACTCCCCTCTTTTCTGAAGCCCCCTCTTCGGAGAATAGCACAGAATTCTGAGAGAAAATGAGAGGGCTAATAGAATCACGCGGTTAGCCTCTTGACAAACATTTCAGCATTGACGACATTTTCGCCACATTTCAGCAAGACTGCCACAACAAGACTGCCTCACTTCAGCATGGTCGCGAATCGCCCAGAATGAGAAATCAAGGGGTTGCGAATGGCACAGCAGATGCACTGTAAATTAAACATGAACGGCAACTTAAACCAGGAGGATGACATGAACTTTCTCAAAAAAACACGGTTCAAGGGCCTACTGTATCGCCGGTCGCCGCGGTGCGGATGGTCCTTTATCGATGGAGAAACACATGCACAAATAGGGGCATGGTACGCAAGCGAACGTGAATTACTGGCAGATCTTGAATCATTCGCTACTGGCAGAGGCTTTCCACTGTAATCTTTATTAACCATCCCGCTGCAACGGGATAGAAAGCAGGAGCCCATGAATGTCTATGAAATCATCACAGAGCGGATCTTGAAAGAATTAGAATCAGGCACAATCCCTTGGCATAAACCATGGAAATCTGAGCTCGGCGAAGAGCCGGCAAACCTTGTGAGCAAGAAAGCCTATCGTGGATTGAATCGATTTCTCTTAGCACACTCTCCCTATGAACGACCCTACTTTTGCACATACAATCAAGCTCAAGAACTGGGCGGACAAGTCAGAAAGGGTGAAAAGGGAACGCCGATTATTTTTTGGAAAACAGGCACCTACACCAAGGCGCAAGATGATGGATCTGAGAGTGAAGAAAAGAGCTTCTTATTACGGTATTACACAGTCTTCAATGTCGCGCAGTGTGAGGGCTTGGATAAACACTTGCAACCTATCCCCGAAGAAAAGAAAAACGCCATTGGCTCACATGAGCAAGCCGAGTTCATCGCGTCTCACTATCCATCCCCTCCGAATATCCACTACAAGAGCGGAGATAGAGCCTATTACCGACCAGCACATGATCTTGTCGTGATACCTGAGCGATACCAATTCTCCAGCCAAGCGGAATTCTATTCCACACTATTCCATGAGTTGACTCATTCCACAGGGCATGCGTCACGCCTGAATCGAGCAACCCTGACCGATATGGTTCACTTCGGAAGCACCAACTACAGCAAGGAAGAGCTTGTTGCGGAAATGGGTGCTGCATTTCTCTGTGGTGAAGCGGGTATTGCTAACGAGGCAGCACTGAAGAATTCGGCGTCATACATTGACGGATGGAGAAGGAAGCTAAAGCAGGACAGTAAGATTGTGGTCCATGCGGCGGCACAGGCCCAAAAGGCAGCGGATTGGATCTTAGGACGCAAGCCTGAGTAATGCGCAAGGGGTAGGCCTGCAAGCCTACCCCTCACTTTCACCTCTACCGGCAGGAGTCGGCAGAGGCAACATTTTCTTCCATCACACTCTTATCACACTCTCATAAAGGAGAATAGCATGCAAAACGAGGACATCACCAGCCACACACCAGGACCATGGAAGGTTGGACAATATACAAATGAGATGGATGATGATGGGGAGTTAGTTTCAATATTGGGTGTTTATGGACACGATGGGCTCAAAGTTGCCAAAATAGAAACATGGCGCGGAAAGGAATATGCCAATGAATGGGAAGGGAACGCCAACCTTATTGCAGCGGCACCCGATCTGTTAGAGATCATGAAAATTGTCTATGCCCATGTCTCGCCAGCCCTTCAACCGCATATCTACGAGATGATGCGCAATGTGATTGCCGAGGCCGAAGGAAAACAGTAGATCAGATAGAGAAGGGTAGGCATGGCTATGACATGTCTACCCTTCTTTCACCCCATTTTCACAGAAAACCACGCTGACAGGCCGTCAAGTTTCATTCAGGTTTCCTGGCTCAGCGCCTTTAAATTACCCTACCCCCGCCTCCAGTACCATAACACCCACACCACAACCATAATCATCCATAACCCACCGATCAGCAGTACTGTCGCCGCCACGTCTTCAGCCCCACTCATACAGCTCTCCGTTCTGTTTCCGCACTAAGCCTAACAATATGCGTCAATACCTATTGACACACTTAGTGTGCAAATAGGTATTCTCATACCGTTCCTCCTTACTGCATCCTTGTATCTCTTTAGATACACGCCTCTAAAACGCTCACAATTGGCTAAGGTTCAACGATCTAAATTGAATGGCCAGTTTACTGAGTTTCATATTATCTCTTCACTTTGGCCAGTTTCCGTTCCAAATTCAGCCTATCCTACCTCATGTCATCAGCCACGGAAACCGATGAACTAGCCGACAGGCATCTTCAGTGCTAATCGCATCGGCTTCGAGAAACCTCTTCGCCTTCGCCTTTTCTCGCCTATGCTGTGCCGATAGATCCGCAGTATCCCGGCCTTTATGCACCTCAACTGAAATCATATGGAGGAGCTGTTGCACTTTCGCGCAGGTACAGATCGCGTCATACAACTCGGCTCCAAACTCCGCTTGTGTGAGGGTATTATCGGGCATAGTAGGCCTCCCCCGCTTGGCACCATTTGCAACTCGTTACGCCGTGCACTGATCCAGCGATAAACCCGATCATGACCGTACAACCCGGGCTAGTACATTGCTGCATGTCATATTTCTGTGGAGTCCCTGGCCGACTCGATACCGGCTGGAGGACACGTTGACAGGTACACGGATCATCTCCGCACTTGATACAGTCCATTGGCTCGCTCCTCTTTGATTCGTAAGGTTTTCCGACACCAATTCCGCCAGGCCGCCGACCAATCCTTACACCGTCGATCGTTGGTACGGGCATGATCTCGAAACGTCGCAAACTCTACCCATGGATCTGTAATACCGTGCGCCTTCCACTGATCCATTTCGGCCTGCTCCGGTTTCCACCCTTCAGGGAATATCGTTTTACCTTTACCATTGCTCTTTCCACCAACCGGTGGAGCCATAGAGATAGAAGTAGGAATAGTAATAGGAATAGAGATAGGAATAAGAGCGGGGGATTGCGGCAGTTCCCCGCAATCTGCGGGGGGCTGCGGGAACTTCGGTTTATTCCCATAAATCCTTTGATATTCCGCCCACTTCACAAAATTCCCGTACTGCCTCCCATCTACTATGTAGAATTTGCAACACTCCTGGCTCAATTCAACCAACCAAGCTACAACATCCTTCGTTTTGATAGAATCAACCATGGTTGGGAAGCAGTCAGCCTTGACCGTAGACGGATAGGCATCGAAGCGGCCTTGGTCGTCGGCTATTGCCGTGAGCCTCCAGAATAATCGCTCGGCCTCAGCGGAGAGGCGAGCCAATGTGTGGCTACGCAGTGCCTTCTCATGTATGAGTCTGTTTGGCATCAGGTTGACTCCTTAATCATTCCTCATCTTCAGCTTCAACCTGTTTCACAAACTGTATCCATCCAGCCCCACCAAATTGAGAGATCCATTCTCCCTCATTATTATCAAAAACTTGTACGTCGAAATCTCCAGGGATACCACGTAGAATCTTTTTGAACTTATCCACACGCATAATATCTCCACAATGAAGAAACCCCCAAAAAAGGAGGGGAAAGCTCCTTAATTGAGGGTTCTTCAGCTGTAGCGCCCACCTTACGGTGGGGGCTCTGCGGTTATGACCTCCCAGCTTTCCCCTGGGCGGCGCTAATCTGTTGATTCGTCATAGCATGACGCTAAGCAGAACTCAACATTTCTTTTCGCCTGATTCCGCTTCCCGGCTATCCGCTTGCCAATCTTGATAGTCTCGCCGAAGGACCGGGTCCGCCTCTGGGTTTTTGTAGAAATAGAGCTGCCAGCACCGGCCACAGAGGCCGGACGGCTCACGCTTCGCTGCGTATGCTGGATGATCTTGGCAATAATGGCTCATGTAGACACCTCCTTTTATCTCAATAGAAACAAAGCTTCAAGACACAGGGTGATTGATTTTATGGTCATTTCAGCACCCCCAAGATAATCGCCCCTACCGTCACCGCCGCTGCCGTACCCCATCCCATATTTCTCCACCACTTCATCTCAGCCAGTTCTTTCGCATGCTGCGCCTCGCGCTGTTCTTGTGCAGCCAACAGCTCATCGCTCAGATCTTTATATCGTTCCAGCGCCAGTACATATTCCCCCGTCACTCGGATTTCCTCCTTCCGTGTCTCGCTGGCTGTTTTGTACAACGGCACGGCGACCCGCAAATTCTTCAGCTCAGCGCGGTCCTGTTCGACCTGAAGAACATGCGCTGATAACTCATGCTCGTCCAAGCAGACAGTGGCGGCCTGAGCCACGGTTGGCAGTGTGAGCACAAGAGCAAGCAGGACGATCATGCCGTCACCTCCGTCTGATCCACCAACCACAGCCACTCGCACCCAGGAGAGCCACATTTCTGTAAGGCCCGCACCATCAAATTGGCACAGAGCGAGAAAACATGATCTGCCTCAGGGCTTGTGACACGGGAGACGGCAGCGGCAGCTGCATCGGCTGCGGCGTAGGCAGCAGAAACGGAATCAGTGATGACACGATTGGCATAACCCTCATGATAGATATAGGTGGCAGCACAGGCAGCATAGGTGGCAGCGCGTGCTGCTGAAAAAGCGACATAGGCAGCATCGCCGCTGGCATGGGTGGCATGGGTACTATAAGCAGCGATGCGGGCGTCGTAGGCGGCTCGGGCTGCGGCATCAGCGACATCGCGACTACCTTCACGTTCACATTGCTCAGCGTGCGCCTCTAGCTCCTTGGTGTGATGAGAGTTCAGCGCACCGGCAGCACGTAGCGCCACTGGCACCACTTCCCGGATAGTGTATTCGGCAAACAATGCCAAAAAATTAGTTATGTTAATCGTATCCTTCGACCCCAGTTGTGCGATTGCAACTTTTCGCAGTCCCTTGGCTCGTGCCTGTTTGCTGGACCATAGTGCATCATTCAGCCTGCCTAGCCCTCGGCGAACGATCGGATCTACACAGCCTGATCCTTTGCTATGTGGTTCGCTAAGCGCGTAGTAGATCGCCGCTTCTACACATAACTTACCAGGCTTAGGAACGCCATCGCTTACCATCAGTCCCGCATCAACAGTCTCTAAAAGTTTTCTCACAAATGATTCCGTAATGAGAAATTGGCTCATTTCTGCACCTTCATTGTGGTCAGTCCGATCTTCCTAGCCCGTTCGATCAGGTCAGGGGTAGATAGAATCTCTCGCACTGGCTCTTCCTTCAATGCCGATTCGACAAACTTGTGAACATCTTGGTCGGCGTTGAGGACTCGCCCTTTCGCCTCTAACACGGCCCGCTTGTAAAGCAGCACCATTTTCTTGAGATCCGCCACTTCTTTCTTCAGGCCATCCATTTGACTCTGCACATAGTTAATCTGACCTTGTATCCCAGCCTGATCCAACGCCACTTTCTCAACCACTGGCTTCGGCGCAACTGCCTCCCAGACCTGCCATGCCGCCAGCCATCCCGCGAGCACGACCACTACTCCAGTCAATGCCATCGTTTTCCAGTTCATAAGATCCTCCGGGTGATTTGAATTGTAGACATAGCTTCGCTTTCTTTTTCCCTCCGAACCTCCTTAGGGGAGGGATTCGGCTGAGAGACGGTCGCGCCTACAAACGCTTGTTCGTCGGTCGCGGAGGAGAGAAAGCCAGTAGCCAATAGCGCTACTGTGAAAGCTCCTGGACCCGCTCTAAGGGCGTTCTTTTCTTTGTGGGTGCGGAGAGGGAGTCGGTTAACCACCGCAGACAAGAAAAAGGCCCGTTGAATACTACGGCGGTAGCATTCTTCGGGCCTTAGACTGGGGTTGCCCCCGTGAAACGTCTTTGACTCGAACGCGCCGCCGCACGTCTTGTCTGTCATAACCTTACCCTATCAACCTGTTATTCGTCAAGGCCTTCCCATCGCTATCACCTTAACGGTGAGCGTCCAGACTTTCCGCTTGCCTCGCGCGCCACGTTTTGCCCATCCCCACACCTCTAGCCTAGCCCCTGTGCTAATCCAGTCCTGACTGAGTGCCGTGTCGTGAATCTTGTTGATCCGTGACGCGATGTTCCCGGTGCTCGTCGTCTGCACCGCCAGCAACGGCTCGCACGGCTTCATGGCGAGGATGTCGATAAAGCCGAATAGGTCTTGCCGGATCTCGGCGTGCGAATTCCATTTCTCCACCACATAGGCCGTATACCCCTGTTTGCGAAGTTCAGCTAAGGTGCGCTGAGTTGGGCTCATGGCCAATCCACCCCTGAGCTGGTCGTCAAGATCCCCCGCTCAACCCCTGCGCGCAACATCCCTTCCACGTTCGAGACGCCGAGCTTTTCATAGATATGATGTCGGTAGTTTTTGACAGTTTTCTCGCTCAGGCCCATATACGCCGCGGTATCTTTCACGCTCATACCATTCCACGAGAGCTGCATGACCGTGAGTTGCTGCCGTGTGAATTCCAGCCGTTCGTTCGTAATCATTTCACGCGCTCCTGTATTTTAGAGAGAATAAGGTAAGCCTCCCCCCACCGTGCGAGGCTCATATGATGTGCTTGCCCCACCGTAGACGCGACCTCTTCTCTATGTCGCTTCATCTCTGCCTTTATCATCCGCACCACCGCTCTATGCTCACGTCGGAGAAACGTGGCAATGCGATGCTCAATAGTAGGCCAGCACCCCTCTGGTATTTGGCGAGCAAATGGAGACGCAATATGGTCCAGCCTCAATTTGTAAGCTGCCCGTTCCCATCGGTTAGGCCTTTTCATTGAAACGCCTTTCTCGTCGCCTTGACGGCTCTGGTTTTTTCGCGTTTCGTGTATTTGCGATCAAACTCGATAAACCGATCCAGGCAATCCCGACAACTTGATCGCCATGGCACCTTGGCACGGCCACACTTGCATGTATGGACGCTGGGCTCCCGCTCATACCGGCCCCGGTTGTTCTCAATCGGTGCAGGCTTCGGCGTCGTGTTAGATGGACGCCACGCGCAACACGGGCAATAGTCCTCCCACTCTCTCAGTTCGTGGTCCCATCGCTCAAACGTGAGGCTTTTGCACTTGCGGCAAGTCATGGTTTCACCCACTCCTCACACGGTACGCCCGTGTCCTTGCAGGATTTCTGGAATTCTAGAATGAAACTCTTCCGCGCCTCGCCGGTCAGGTCTGCCACCATGCCAATGGCGAGCACCTCCTTGAGTTGCGCAATCACGTCCATCCGGTCTGGGTCATCACCGGCATAGTCCAGGAATTCATTCCATTGCACGTCACCAATACTCGCAGTTGTAGGCGTGGATTGCTTGGGGGGTTGCAGTGTTTGCACCTTCTTCGCATTCGCGGCTCTTGCTGTGGACGCCTTCGTAGATTGCGCGACCACCTCATGTGTGTGTGCGTCCGCGTCGTTATCGCCCTCTGTCGGGATGCAGAAGGTTTGAATCACGGCGTATTTATACGCTGCGCTCATGGCCTTGTTCGTGGCCTTGTCGGCGCTGTCCATCGCCTCCCCGTAGGTTACGACCTGGAAGCTCGAACCATCATCGGCAGCAAAGGTGTACTTGACCTTGACTGTAGTGTAGAAAAGAGCCCCGCCATGCTTGGCCGCCCGTTCAACCTGCTCTCGTTCTAGGACTTCAGGATAGATAATCACCCCATGCTCTGCCAGCACCGGCGCGAGCGCGTTCAAACAATCGTCAATACCTCGAAACTTGTAGCCTTGCTGTTGGTTGCTGCGATCCTTGCTTACACCTTCCTTTGCGAGCACACCTGCAACCTTCGACACTGCGTTATAGATCTTCATGCGCCCTCCCTCCACTGTAGAATTGATAATCCGTTCTGAAATACTGCCCAATCTCGCACGCTCGGCTTCACCGCTTTAAACTGGAATTTCCCCTCATCGTTGATATACAGAATCCACATCTTCGCCGCCTTATCCAGCATCTTTTGGTAGCCGTGGATCTGGACCATGTGCCACCTCTGGGGATTCCCTGTCTTCAGGTCCAGCACCCCGAACTCATCGGCTATTGATCCAATAAAGTCTGGCCGGCCAGCATAGGGGTACGTTTTATGCTTCATCATCTTTTCAATCGATGACGGAACCGGCTTAGCCCAGGATATGAACTCGATCATCGCGTTGTAGTAACCTGTATACTGCTCTAGCACGTCGGGCAGCATGCAGAGACCAGCATAATTCCCCACTGCGAGGGCAAAGATATCATGCAAATCTTGCCCACGTTCCGACGCCCCTGGCGCGTAGTAATTGCACCCGCCAGACACCACATCACAGACTTGCGAGACAGACCAGTAGCGGCCATGCTCGTCGCCGTAGTGACGCGGTTTCTCTCGGTCAACGCTGAGCATGCTACACCTCGCCTTCATTGTTAATGTATTTCTTGACTCCTAATGGCTCATCCGGTGACATCTGCGATGTCACATCTAGCAGGAATGTCGCATCATTGCCCTGTAACTGTCGGCGCAAGTCGGCATAGGTGTCCATCTTTAACGGCGTCGTCACCACGCACGAAATACGGACTGAGGCCCGCAGGCGCAAGACTTCACCAATCCTCAATTTGTTGGCTGGAATGTTCATGCTGGTCCTCTCTGTTGATAGATATACTCTTCACTGATCTCGACATCGGCCCGACCGTCTAGCATGCCGGTCTTCGCCAATGCGTTGAACTTTGGCATGGATAATTCAAACAGGTCAGGGAACGCCGTCATGAGACTCTTCAGGTCTTTCGGTTTGTAGACCTTCTTTGTGGAGCGCGTTTGTGTCGTTCCAGCTTGTGTCTCAATACTTTTGGCCGGAGCCTGCACCACCGGCGCGACCTTCAATGCTACCTCTGACAGGTCCTTCCCTTTCTCTTCTGCCTTGGCGAGCTTCTTCGCGTTATCAGCGTCTATCTTCGCTTGGATCTTGACTTGCTCGATCTGAGCCAGCCGGTCCTGTTCACGGTCCCATGTGCTCATGGCCGCCTGCATTTTCTTTTCGGCGTCCTGGCACTTCTTAATAAACTCATCAAACGGGACTTTGGCCTCATCCCAGGCGGTTTTGAGTGGACGGCACACCGTCTCTTTGTTCGCCTCTTCCTGTTTGCGAAAGGCTCTGATTGCGTCCCAGAGATCCGCCGCTTTCTGCCGGTCTGGCGCGACCTTGATTGTCAGCGCGTTCGCCGATTCGAGTACTGCGAGTGATTTGCTATCCATTTTCCATCCTCCTTGATTGTTAGAGCCCCATTTCTTTTAACTTCTTCACGAACCGATGCCCCATCCGATTTGCTGCCGCCTTCGTGCCGGCGTGCTTCTTGGGCCGGTTGACCAAGAACGAAAACACCACCGGCTTTCGATTCACCAGATACCCGCTATCGTGGTTCGACAAGCCGTTCATTGTGTCGTCCTGGTAATTTCTAAAGAATCGTGCGTATCTCACATGACACCCCCAACGATATATTATCCAGCGCCAGCGCCAGCGCAATCGCCAGCGCCAGCGCCATCGCCAGTGCCATAGCTAGCGCCAGCGCCAGCGCCATAGCCATAGCCAGCGCCATAGCCAGCGCCAGCGCCAGCGCCAGCGCCTACCGAGCCCATACTGGAACCCCCATAATAGATTTCTTCGCTTTTTTACTAACTGGCAACAATTCGATCGCCTCTGTGAGTAGTACCGTTGGCACATCGCAGGGAAATTTGCAGTTCTGCGGAGCCTTCACCCCTTCTTGTGAGAGCTGCGAGAGTGAGGCCGCCCCGTCCCAATACCACAGCCGCCGCGCATTTTTCAGTTCAACCTCTTTACCTGTACGCGACACCAATGTGCCACAAACACGCCAGCCGAATAGGTCCGGCAAATAATGTAATCACCCTTCTTCATTGCGTCCTCCATGTGTTGTTAGAAATACTTATCACTCTATCCCCTTTCGGCGTGAGTTCTCCCGCCAGTTCCGAAAGATCTGTTCACGATAGTACTCCGTCCTCAGGTGCTCGCGATATTCCCGCCAGAGTTCGCGTACAACCCACCACACAACCACGGCCAGAAACACCGTAAGCAACTGCCCCACCGCCACCAGTCCGCCGACCAGAAACGCCGTGAGACCACCAATCCAGAACGAGAGCAACACCAGGCATTCAAACCAGGTGAGGCGTGTCATGGTTTCTCCTTTTCGTCTTGAATCGAAGCATCTGCATAGAGATCCTCGTTGTCTACGCGACAGTAGCGACATGGGAATTCTACGCCGTGCTCGTTACACACTTCTGGCTCTTCTAGTAAGTCATCCGGTAGGCTCATCACGCCCCCTCCTGTGCCTTCTCACACTTGAGCATTGTCTTCCCATTTTCCCAACCCAGGTCATACCGCTGTTGCTCCCGTTCGTCCTTCGTAAATGCCACCGGCTTCGTCCACTCAGGGAAGCTCTTCGCATCCACAAACCCCTGCCGCTCAGCCCTGGCTCCTCGCTCCTGCCGGATCAGCCATTCTAAATGTTCGTCGTAGGTCGCTTGCATGTTCTCACCTCCTTTCGCGTGCATGCCTGGCGTATCAGCAAGGGCCGTGCCGTAATGAAATGTGCATTTTATGGCGCTATTCTGCATTGCGCTGCGCAATGGACGGCGCAAGTGAGGCGAAAAGGTGTGGCGGTTTTGTAAAAAGTGTGGCGGTTTTGGCAGGCATGACTCAAGACGGCCTATGATAGTATTGAGAATACGGCAGGCTTATAGCTTGCAGAGCGTAGAATCAACAGGGAGGTGCTCTATGAAATATCTACTTGCAGCGGTACTCCTCACAGTTGGTCTATCGTCAGCTCATGCCGGTCCTGACTCGCCACCCCCCGGCTTGCGTCAAGGGGATGCCATCACGATCTACAAGACAGAGCCAGGGTTGACGAACTACTGGGATACGCACGGCAACAATGTTCAGACGTACACGGATCGCAACGGGCTCACCACCTATACCGGGAAAGAGGGTACCGGCACGATGTATGAGCCGAACAAACGGCAGGAGTTGAGCGTGCCGACTCCTCCGCGCTACGGCCCCTGCTATACGCCGAACGGCAACCCGCGTCCGTGCTAGAGCTTAATCATGGTGTTGACGAATAGGGTTGGCTGGAGGGTATTTTGCCATGCGTTCCCTCCGGTCGATCCTGTGACGCCTCCGCCGAGTGAGCCGCCAGCCGGACCATTTGCGCCGGTGGTGGTTGCTGAGCCGTGAGTATGGGCTAGGAGTTCGGTAATGCTCATGGCGTGATCGTTCTCCCCGGCGAACTCGCCTAGCGCCCGAGTGGTCCCGGTATAGGTAATCGACCAGACTGGGCTAGACTTGGCCGTGAGGTCAATCACGGTGCTGTTCTGCGCGTTCGCCAAGGACGAAGCCAGATAGATCGTGGTCGAGTTATTCCGCACCACATAGTAGGTATTGCCGGATGTCAGGCCGGTAATCGTGCCGCTCGTCAGAGTGAACGTGACCGGCATCCCGGTAATCCAAGTCGAGTTGTTGGACGGAACGGTAAAGAGGTTCCCGGTCGTATCAACCTGTGCATTACTGCCGGTCACTTGCGAGACGGCAGCCCCGTAGCCAGCCAGGACGCGCCCGAGCGAACGGGGAAGCGTAATCTTTTTATGCGCTGCAAAGTCGGCGGCGGATGAACCGCCACGCCCACCAACCACCGGAGCCCAGGTATCGGAGATGTTATTCCAGATCAGCTCAAAGAGGGCTTGAGTGTCGTCGTTCGCACGGTTCGAGGCCGCACTGCTAGCGTCTCCAATCGTGCCATCATTCATCAAGACCCAGCCTGAATCAGCCGTCGTCTTAATCGTCATCTTCACATCGCCGGTAGACATCAAGGCCGAACCGGCAGCCACCCACCCCATACCAGTCGAAAGTGCAGAGTTCGCCGTGAGCACTGATCCGTTTGCACCCACCGCTACACGGTCCCAGGTGTTATCCGACGTTCCTGCTAGGAGATCGCCCTTGGCGTTGATTTTTGTGGAGCCGGTATCCGGTGAGGCCCCGAGTGCAGTTAACGCAAGTGGGGCTGTAATCGCACCTGTTCCCCCGTTCGCAATAGACACCGGCGTGGAGATCACGCTGTTACTGGGGGTTGCCCAATCGACCCCGCCCCCAACCTTGGCCCTCGCAAACGCTCCGACCGTGGGCGTGTCTACGGTTGCTACAGAGGTAGATGCAGGAAGGAATTTCAAGGCCCTAGTGAGTTGCTCGCTGAGCTGTTGCACCTGCATCGTGAGCTTATCGAGATCTTTCTCGACCTGCCGAGGGCTGAAGCCGTTTTGCGTGTAGACGCTGTACTGTTGGTTCAGTTGGTGCCGTAAGATCGTGACGTTCAACCCGTTTGCCGGCGGAGAGGTGAAGATCACTACGCCGCCGCCATCGCTGGCAACCCCCGACACCGTGTAATCCACGTCGAGAACCTTCAACACGTTATCCACATACACGGCAAGATCTATTTTGGAATAGACCTTAAACGTGTAGGTGTAGGAGGTTGTTGACCCGTTCGCCGTATACCGATCAGCTGCCGGGGATTCTGGCACCGTCGCCAGGACAGGACTTGCGAGTAGAAGGCTGAGACATAGAATGATGACGTGTACCATTGATCCTCCTTACCTAGCCTCAACTGGGGCGTTGAACTTCTGCATGCTCTGCTGGCGTTTCAGATCCATGAGTTGCGGAATAATTGGGAACTCCTTGTTAAGGTACTGCCTAGAAAGGTTTTTGTCTTTCATGATCTCCTTCGCCCGTTCACGATAGGCCGTTACCCAAAACCTCAAGAAATAGGCTTTCCCTCCATCAGGTCCGCCAGATGCTTCCTTGTAGATATCCCCGTTCATCACGGATTCGAGCTTCTGCCGTAACGTCATGTTTCCCAATATCGGCTTTGCCCCAGCCAGCACTTGGTAGGCGTCGTATTCCTCATTGTTCAACGGTGCCCCGTCAATATCCTTGGACGGTAGATCAAGGGACAGCTTGAGCCGGACTATCTCACGCGAGACCACCGCTGTCTTTTCTTTGGTCGTGTAGACAGGGGAGATCATGTCAGGCCCTAGTCCACCCTCCAGCAAGATCGCCTCACCAAACAGGTTGCGCTTAGGGGGGATATCTTTCGAGTACCCAGGCACCTTAGCCTTGAAGGAATCAAGGATAAACTTGAGTTCCCGATCCATGATTTCGTAACTATGGTCTGGGGACACTTTCCGCACGGTCGGATCGCTTTGCCGTGCAAGTTGCCCGGACAGCGCCGAGAATGGCAGAATGGTCGGGAGTTCCTTAGAAAAGAAGTGTTCGACCTTGTGAATATCCCGAGATGTTATCGCGTCCAGTGTGCCAGCAAGCCCTTTGATGAAGGTTTTCTCACTGATATTCCGTGAGATCGCTACCACCACAGCGGACGCCAGCTCTTCCGCGTCGCCTTGGTCAAGTTGCCCCATCAGGTCTGCCATATCTGCCGCTGCCCCGAGTATAGTACCTATCGGCTCTAACCGTCCATAGCGGTAATAGTGCTCGCCAACCCTGACAGAATAGGACTGCCAGCCTGTATCACGCTTGTCGCGCAATAGCTCAGGGTCAGCCGGACCTCCACCTGTGATTGTGCCTTCTGCTGCTAGTTTGGCGGAGTAGGCCATGACCATCGAGCCGAGCGAGATCTTAGCCAAAGCGAGGGCTCGACGTTCGCCGCCCGCCTTAATCTCATCACGCACGGCACGCGAAGCTAACGCGAAGGGCGTTCGCTCCCCGGCAAACTTGAAGATATTGATCGGCGTCTTCACGAACGGAGCCACAAGGCGCCCTATCGGCGTGCTTAAGGCCATCGCCACTTTCTGCCCGTTCGGGCCAAGATCCTTCGTGAAGGTCACATAGGAGGCGTACCGTTGCGCGTCTTCAATAATGGATGGGAATTGTTCTGGGTGGTCCAGGATATTCTTTTCGATGAACTCGATTTGCGCCCGTGCAGCGGACCCGCTGAGCTGTGCTTCCGCCACTCGTGCCAGCGATTCACGCCGCGCCAAGGCTCGCAACTCAGACCGAAAGGCAATGCCCTTAAAGAAGTCATCTTCAGCAAGCAAGGCTCGCCCTGGGAGTCGCACTATAGAGCCCAACAAGTCTACCGCTCGGCCTGGAATACCAGTTAATTCCAGCGCGTCGCCGGTAATCGCGCGTCGCGGGTTCTCCATCTTGGACCCGCCGAACTGGGCCTTTTCTTCCTTGAATGCTTTCCACGAGAGCCGCATCGCATCACCAAACGATTCGACCACTCCGCCGATCATGGCCGTTGTTTCACTAGGTCTCACTGACCGGCTAAAGAACGACGCCAGCGCCCGTTCTGGAATGCCCCAGACCTGCGTAGCCGCGTTGCTTACCATGTTGGTGACGTGGGTTTGCGGCCCAGAGAGTAACCCGTTAATCCAGTACTCAATGAACATATCGAATTTCGTGGGCTTATCCATCGCCTTAAGGAGTCTAATGAACTCTTCTGGAGACTTCAGCGTAGCTAAAGCGGAAATCATTTTCTCAAGCGTCATTGCTGGAGCACCCATCTTGGCAAGTTCGGATTGCTTCTGAAAGAAATCAAGCCATTGCTGAATGTACGGGTCACTGATCCGCACCCGTTCAGGTGAGTCTACTGCTGGTGCCTCGGATATCGGCAGTTTAGATGAGAGCTGCCGCTCAGATCGGCCTGTTTCCGCATAGACCCCCGAGAGCTTCAGTAGGCCAGTCCTAACATTCTGGATTTGTTCAAGCACTGACATGATTGCTTGCGTGTCTCTCGGATTATCGTCTGCTCTTTTGGCGAGCAAGCGCACCGGCTCAGCGAGATCCTTGAACATCTTTTTGATCTTGACCACATCGGAATCTTTAGCAATCGACCCCGGCTTGAGGTCGAGGAAGTGTTCGACCGTCATGGCCTCTGGGCTGATGGAATCGGCGAGGACTTGCTGATCGGTACGCACCCCTCGCCGCGCCTCAGTCAGATCCTTCTGAAGCTGCTTACTGCTTTGTTCAAAGTTCGCCGTATGTTCCCTGATCTTGGCGACATCTTCAGGCGACAGACCGCCGAGCGTGGCGGAAAACTTGCCCGCCTTCCCCGCTGCCTTCCCTGCCCTGGTCATCATCCCAATCCCCGGCAATGCCGCTAAGCTAGTCTCTAGCGCCGCCTGTCCTTCGCTGGCATCCGGCCCAGGCAATCCGGCTATGAACTCGGTCAAGCCTGTGGCCATCGTATCGGCCTGGGTGTCATCAAGTCCTAGCGTCTTTGCTGCCGCCCTCACGCCAGGGTGAATCGCGGCGGCCAGCTCCTTGCCCTTGGCACCTATGGCTTTCCCTAGTTTTGTGATGGGCGGTTCACTGGTGAATTCACCGGATGGAAACGGAACGGCAGGAGCCAGCGTTTCCCCTTCTCCAGCCTGTGGTTGACGCGCTGTCGGCGCTTGCTGGTTGCCGAGTGTAATGGAGGTCGCTGGATCGGTCGGTGTGCCATATCCACCCGAGTCCTGCATCGCCATATAGCCACGTTGCCATGTATCGGTGTTCTTCCTCAGTGCGCGATAGTGCTCATCAATCGTGTCTGACATTATTTCCTCATCTTCAGTCTGGCGTCTGGTTTAGGTGCGGCGTCCTTCTTTGGTTCAGTGCCTAACGCTTTATCGACCTTCTCCATGATGGTATCGAACCAGGTTGGCTCACTCGGCGGTACATAGTCCGCTATGGCCCGGTCAACAATACTCTTCCCTATCTTCTGCTGATCCGCCTCCTTCCACTCCTGTAGGGCGGCCTTGCTAATCGCCCCTCGGTTTGCCATCCCATCCATTATTGCGGTATTCAGGCGTCTCTGATCCTCATCGGACAACTTAATTCGCTCCTCAATGATCGGCTTGTACCGCTTCGACACCTTCTCGGCAATATCCAGCGGGTTTGCTTTCGGGTCTTGTTCTAGCTGACGGTAGTAGTCCAAGATCGCAGCGGATTTTGCTTGACTGCTGAGGGAGTCAAACCCCATGACACCAGTGACTTGCAGCGTTGTTTCCATCCAGGATCTTGCATTCGTCACGGCGATATTCTTGCCGGTCTTGTCTTCTTGATGGATATGTTCATTGACCCCTTGCCACGTAGACATGAGGTGTTCAAAGTCTCGCTGTGAAATCTGGTCTTTCATGCGAGCGTCAAAGATCGTTTGCCGATAGGCTTCGACCTTGGCCGGGGTTGTCTTCGGGTCGAACTTCATCGCATGCAGTCGCGTCTCGATCTGTGGCGTGCGCCCGTCAATGAAGTGCTCTTCCCGCTGCTTCTCTTTGATCTTGTCGTTGAGGTTCACGAGAGCCGTCGCCTTGTCTGGGTCAATGCCCCGCCGCTCTACCACGTCCGCCAAGGTACCACGGTCCATCCCGCCGCGAATCGCCTGCGCGACAAAGTTCGCGTGGTTCTTGTCTTGTAGGTCCTTAATATCCGCCTGATTCGCCCTATCCTTCGCATTGATCCGAGCGATGGCGAGGTTGCCGTACTGCATCACCTTCGACTGATCCATCATCCTCGGCGGTTCGCCACCGGACAGTATATCAGCCTGAATGCGAAGCATCCGTTCCGGCGAGACAGAGGCCATCTGTGTATAGAATCGGTCAAAGGCTGCGGCCTCCTGCTTGTCGATAACCTCACGAGAAATCACCCCGGCCTCTCTGGCTCGTGCAAACGTCTGTTGCATTACGCCAAGATTCTTCGTTTCATTCCACGGCTCACGCACCGCAATGTCAGCGTACTTCTGGCTAAGCTGCTCCATATCGTTTGCTTGCCGGTTCGCCTCACGCTTTAACACGTCGGCTTGGAGGTTCACGGTAGCTTGTCCGAGGTGGTGTGCGATGTACTTTTGCATCGCTATCTGCACCGCACCGGATGCAGGGGGGATTTCCTTCTGAATCTCTGCGCCGTTTTCGTCGAGTGTATCGCGGATCTGCGTCGTGCCCTGCCCGTCCATATGTTCGCGGGCGAACTTCTTGAACGCATTCGACCTGAGCCGCATGGTGTCTTGTACGGTAGCTCCTTGTAGAGTGTCATCGGTCAAGATCTTCTGGTAGTGCTCCGCTGCCTGCTGTTCAAAATAGGCGGCCCGATCCGCTAGGTCGATATCATCCTTCTGGTGCTGGAGCTTATCGCTGACAGACTCTAGGGCTTGGCCGAATCGCTGTAACCCTTCGCCCATTTGTCCACCAAACGAATCAGGAGACGCCTGGGCCTCAATGTTCCCGGTTCTGCCCTGTGCGGTAAAAACGTCAATCTTTGGCATTATTTACCTGCTAGCTTTGTCAAGATACTCGCCCCTTGCGTGACCCCGTTCATAATATCGAACGGAATTTGTTGCTTCGTGAGGCGACTTTGGAAGCGCTTAGAATCAGCGGCCATCTTGCCACTACGCCGGATGGATTCAGACTCAAGCGCTGCCTGTTTCGCAAAGTCCAGTTCCGCAAATAGGGACGATCCCCGCGTGGTATCAATCCCGGCTGCTGCCGTCGTGGCGACATTCGACCCGGCCTTGAGCTTGGCCTCCCTCCCAAACTGCCTGAGCTGAAAGTTCGTGTCCTGCTCGATCCCTCTCGCTTGGGCGTCGAGCACCTTCGCGTTGGTGTCGGCGGCCATCACATTGCCCACGGTGCCTACCGCCGTCCCGGCGAGTTGTGCGCCCATTCCTGCCAAACCAATTGCCTCCATGTCAGACCCTCACTCTCTCGTAACGCACCATAGACCGCTGGTCAGGTAAGTACGCCCGGGCTATCCCGTTCTCTTCCTTCATGAATCCACACAACTCTAGCCACTTCTGGTTTCTGATTGACTCATGCAGGGCCATCGCTTCCAGCCGGTGCAAGTTGAGATCCCGCGTCACTCTATCTAAAAACTCCATCGTCACCCTGCAGAGCCAGAGTCCATGCGTCCCGATCTCATCGGCCAGCCGCATCCAACATGCGCCCATCCCCGGCCACAGCACCACCACCCCACCACACCCCAGGATCACCCCATCTATTTCAGCCGTGAAGGCTGGCCCTTTCGTGGCCTGGTCGATAATGAGAGAAGCTGTCACTTGGTCTCCATCGCGGTTGCAGATATTGGCCGCATCGTGGGCATGAAAGGTTCTGATCGTAGGACTAGTCATGTTCGCCAATGTCCAGCGTACCAAAGGCGCACAGGAGCGTCATCGGGTACGGCTCATCTTGCAGGATGGTAAAACGTTCGTCGGTACTGTAGCCGGTCCCAGTAATTCGCAGATCTCCGGTATAGAGTGAGCCGTTCACGACGTTGTCCGTCGGATACTCGAAGCTCTCGCCGTTGCCCTTCCCGCCCTTGCTGTCATGCACTCTCGCAAAGAGCGAGACCCAAGAACGTGGCAGTCCCTCGATGATCCCGCCCTTGACGGCTGGGCGCATGCTAACACAGGATGAATCGTAGTGCAGTCCGATTTCTAAAACATCGGACTCCACTAAGTCCTCCTGTACAGTCAGGGTGGTTCCGACTACTTGGTGGGGCCCCAGATAGACCCCGTTTTTGATGACATCTACTTCCATGTTGGTGAGGTGGGACACGGAGACCGTCGTGCCGGCAACACCGGACACCACCACCGCGCAATCAGTTTGCAGTGAAGCCCAGGGTCGGCCCGTCAGCCCTTCATGCTCAGGCTCAAACATCTCAATAAACTTCTTCGCGACTCCGTTAATGGTCCGCTTGACCACCACCCAGACCCGATCATTCCCGCCAGATGGTGAGGGGCTGACAACGCAATGCTCAAACGTGCCTTGCGTGGTGCGGCGCGTGGCTCCGGTGACTTTCTGTTCTGGGAAATGGGTCAATCCAACCAGTTGCCCGTCTTCCCGCACGAAGTACAGCCGAGGGTCGAGACGGGCTTGATACCCGATTGGCCCCACCCTCACCAAGCTGGTCGTGATATGCTCAGCCCCGAGCGTCAATTCCGTAGACGAGTCGCCATCTGCTTCGGAACTATATCCCAAGCTAAAGACTTTCCTTCGGCTTCTATCGATATACAGCAAGGTACGAAGGTTGGCTTGCACGGGTTGAATTGGAGCAACCCCGATATTGGATACACGATCAATGAATGGGGGATTCGTGCCAGTGATGAGCGCGTAATCAGTCCCGCTGCCACTGGCTAGCAGTTCAGCACCCGTGGTCCCAATCGCTAACCGCTTATTATTTTCTGCAATCCATTCAATCTGATTGACTTTGCGCGAGGCAATCGTTTCGCTCACCGCGTCTGCATCTGAGACGCCGATAGCAAAGTTTCCGTAGTTGTCGGACGCCGACTCCCAAAATGTCGTTTTCTCGGCGTCGGTCGAGGCCGGGCAGAGCCGCCCCTGAAAGAAATCCCCGGTGCGCGGCCAGCCGTTCTCTGCACTCCATGATGGGGTTTCCAATTTCCACGCCCCCACCGGGGCGGTTGCGGGGTTCGAGTCAACCGCATCCCCCAACACCGACCGAATCACCCCAGTCATGACGGTCGTGGAATTCCAGATCGTCAGTTCAATCACGCCACCGTAGATGGTGATGAGCTTGCCAATATCGCTGGCTCGAAATGCCGCCGCGCCAGCCGTCACCACGACCGTACAGCCAACCGGCTCTTTACGGTCTGGGTCGAGCGTGGCCTGCGGAGACAGGCGCAACCCCCAACTCCCAGCAGCAGTCGGGCTAATCACGTCAAAGGTCGTCCCGGCCTGGTTCGCCCCGAACGCGGCATCGATGTTGACGTTATCGGCATCGATCAGAGACGTGACAATCCGCATTTGTCCGTTCTGTGCTCCGCTGGTCAAATGCACGTAATCTCCAACGGTCAGGTTATGCGCGACTGACGTGAGCACGGCGGCAACCGTGTCGAGCGTGTTCACAGGATTTCTAATCGTCTGACTGAATGGGTCCAGCACCGTGCAGAGACCTGTTGACGTGTCGCTGTAGGTGGTAATGAGGGCTCGACCTGCCCCGATAATGATTTGCCTCCCGACATCAGCCGCCAACAGCGACGACCCTGCCACCCGGAACGGGATACCAGTCCCGGTATTGGCACTCACCCCAATCGAAAACCCGATATTGGCATCAGCCTCAAACGATGGGGACGGTTCAGGACGGTGCAGGGAGAGCGTCCAGCCGGTGTCGGAGACCCTGGAGAGTTTCCGTGGTGCGTAGAGGCTATGGAATGTAAACAGGACATCGCCAGATTGCGTCATGTGAATCGTGCGAATATCTTGAGCCTCGAACGGGGTGGCGATTTCATACGGCGCACCGCTCAGGAGCACTTGAGATTTGTCGCGGAAGACCCGGATATACAAATGTCCGACCTCTAAAATGTAGGCATCATCCACGCTGAACTCGAACGGCCAGATGATGGTATCCGAGTCGGCGTACTTCGCCTCTGCGACCATGCGCGAGCCAGGCCACCGCGTCACGCCTCCCTGTCTCATGAGTAACCAATTCTCAATCGTGCTGCCACCCTCGAAGTAGGCCGCGAGATCGGAATGCCCCTCAAGCAGGGGCGAGAGTTCACCCTTACTCCAATTCGTCATGAGTTGCCGAGTCTTGCCCACTAGCGCCGCCCCCACGTCAACGTATCGGCCTGAAACGGTTCCGTTGATCCCTCCTGCCCATCTGCCGCCAGTGCCATCGGCAGCAAGACAGTGACGGCCTGCTTCATGAGCATATCGGCCTTGGTATCATTCTTCGGGATAGAGGCCGCCAGCTTGGATGCCAGCCAGGTGACCACCACCTGATAAAAGAGCGCATCCCACAAGGACGGGTTGTTCACATCTTCCGAATACACGATGAACGCTTGCGCATCATACGAGACGAGGGAGCGCCCTTCGATCTTGAACATAGGCTGATAGCGATTGCCGAGGCCGTAGTAGTCGATATACCCAGTCGTTTGTACTCCTGCGCCGTTGTATTCCCAGACGCGCAAGCACTGGGCTGGGAGTTGATAGGCGTAGGTATAGCCGAAGACTGGAGCCGTGGAGAGCTGCGCGAGCTCGACACGCCGTTCAGCGAAATTCCAGCGATGCGACCGAAGCAACCCTTTGCGGAGAGGCGTGTAAAACGTGGCGCATCGGTTACTGGCTACGCTGCCATCTCCAGCCATGCGGATCGGTGTTTGTCCGATCATACCTAGCGCATCGTTGAAGAGGTCAGTTTCACTGGTAACGCTTTCAGCTATTCCAGAACCAGAGTCATCATCAGAGATAGGCATGGCTACTCCTTTACAAGCTGAGCGCCCTTGAGGGCCTGCGCCAGCGTTTCTCCGTCACGCTCCACCGTTCCCACAATTCTATCAATGGTAGGCTTCCCGCAGGTGCTCACCTTGAACGGTCCCTTCGCTAACCAAGCCCTCGTAAACGCCTTGGCTTCCGCCCATTTCGGCTCATGCCGCTCCGGCGTATCCACCCCTTCGACCCTGATCTTGACCACACCTCCAGGCTGAAACGCGAAGACGTGGAAGGTATCGCCGTCTGGCTGATTGACCACTGCTCCAGGCGGGACATCGATGGACAGGCAGGCCGAGGCATGGGAACGCAACGGTAGAAACGCCGCCATAATAAATAGACCAATCATGCCCAGCACGACGATGACCAGCAAGGCCAAATCGATACTGAGCCAGTCCTGCCAGGGCCTACTTGGCTTCACGGTTCACCCCCTTCTTAAATGCGGCATAGGTTTCATATTGCTTCATCGAATAGTCCCACAACTCTCCATGTTCAATCATGGCGTTACCAAGTCGGGAAGTGAGGACTTCGATGCGCTGGACGAGCGTATCGCAGGCAACGGGTCCAGCACCTTCGGCTTCAGGCTGGCCGGCGGTTCCGGTATCTCCGGGCACACGACTGTTGGATAGGTGGTTGAGCATCCGGCCAAGCTCATCCACACGATCAAGCAACCGATCAGGGACCACACAGAGAACAGGGATAATTTCAGTCTCATTAGGTACCTCTTGGACGTGCGCCTGTGCCGCCAGCGCCGCTTTGAGTTTCGCGTTCGCAGCCACATAGGCACGGTTCGACTCAACGAGTTTGGCGTTGAATTTGTCCTTCTCAGCACTGGCTTTCTCGACAGCTTGCAACCGCTGGTCATCAAGTGTCATATCGACGATCTTCACGTGCTCGGTCTGCGCCTGGACCGCTTCAGCATGACGGGCCTCAACGCGGTTCTCCCCGATAGATTGCTGCCGTGCGTTGTAGGCGTAGAGGGCTCCACCCACCGCAATAGCGGCCAGGAGTCCTAGGCCGATCTTGCCAGCGATGCTGCCCAGGAATGCGTACATGCTCTACCTCCGATGGTGCTTCCCGCCTGTCACGGTCTGAATTGCGGTATTCGTGGCACTAGCGCCAGCCGAAGCCGCTGCACTCCCACCGCTCAACGCCGCGCCAATTCCAATCGAGCCGCCCATGATCGCGGCACCCGCAATCTCAGGACCTGCGCCACGGGAATAACCATGTTCCCATTCATCCTGATCGGCCTTCGTCAGCATCACGCAGTTTGTGAAATCGCCGTCACTGTACCAGAGCACTTTCTTCGCCGGCCCATCGCACCGTTCCAACCTGGCAAAGCTCTGATTCGTGCCAAACAGTGACCTGACTTCCGTTTGAGACGTTTTGATATACTTCCCATCGGTCTGTTTGTATGGTGTTACACAGGACGACAGACCCAACACCAGAATTCCGATTGCCCAGATTCGCATAGATCCTCCCTAGAGTTTGACTGGTTGCGCTTGTGCGATGACATCCGATTTCTTACTGCTTTCATGCGTGGTAGTAGACCACACTGCCACCATCGCCCCGGCAAAGCCTGATAGCTGACCGGCCATATAGATGAGGACTTCCTTGTTCCCTGCAGGGACTTCCTTCAGAAACAATGCCAACATGACGGCCATAAACCCAGACACGATGTACCACGTAAGTAGTACCATGAACCAATCGAGGTTGCGTCTCGACTTCAGCGGGGGTGTGCTGTGTTCGTCACTCATGGCTTATGTTTCCCTTGTTCAAGGAGTGCGTCAACCTGATCGCGGATTGCCTCTCGCTCCCAGGTTTCTCTAAGTGCCCTTGCTTCCAGCTCGGCGATTCTATGCTCATGTTTGGCATGGATAGATTCGGTGGCAGCAATAAAATTCGTAAGCCACCACCCAAAAGTAGACCCAATAACAATGCAAGCACCAAGAAATAGAGATTTGTAGGTAGGACCAAATTCTCTATTTTCCTGATCCTGCTCGGCCATGTCATGGTATACCTTTCTCCAACGATTGGCGCTACTGGCCGATCCGCCAGGTTACACAGTTTCTATGCCCCGCATCATCTGCGCTAATTCCAGCGCCCGACTCTTCACCTGCTTGGCCCAGAGACTATCCAGCATCTCATCGGCTGCCGTGTCATAGTTGCCCAGCTCGACCGCCGTTAAGAACTTCGCAAATTTCTTGAGCCCAGCCAGCCCAAGGTTGAAGCACATATTGAGCATGACATGCTGCCTTGGTTCAGACAGATCGGCAAACCAGGGGAAGGCATGCAAGCAGTCGTCCTCGCAGCGCATAAGATCGCCCGTCAAGAGGAACGCAGCTTCGTGCGCGGTGATCCCGACATCCTCAAGATTACGCCCATAACCAATGGTCAGTTTCCCAGCCGTGCAATAGTACGGTTTAAGGCGTAGTCCTTCGTGCCGCTGGATCTGTTGCACAAGTGTTTCTCTCATAAATGTTCCCCCGTTCGCTCCCCCGGTTTCTGGCTCACGCCGTCCCAGCGATTATTCCGGCTCACGTCTTCCGTAGACCACTCACACCCCCAGCATTTCCACGGCGAAGCCAACGTTTCCTTTTCCAGCATCCTTCCGCACGCTTTACACTTCGTTTGCCAGTATTGGAGCGTGGCCATTAGAAGGCGCTCCCTCGGTGATTCACCACGTTAATACGTGCATCGGCATAGCCGCCGTTGAGTGGCAACCCGCCTTCCGTCAACAAGCGAAGTTCTAGATACCCACCCGGGATATTGCCAACCCTGATAAGATACCGGAGCATCACGCACCCATTTTGCGGAAGATCAACGCTCGGAATATGATCGGCTGTCACTTGTGTTGAGCCGGTCGTCACGGCACAACTCCCGACGAGCCGCGTAGAAGTTGGCCCAGTATTCAGGCCATTCTCGCTCGTCGCCCCCCACATCGAGATCCCGTCCGATGTTGCCACATTCGGGACCTGCTTCAATCGTCCAGATGAGGCCGCAACCGACGCCGGTTCATTTTTGGAATACACGAGTTTAAAGGCAGTCGGATCGCAGTCGGTGATATTTTCGCACGTGACCTGGAAAACGAGGGCAATGCCTCCGTTCGCGACTACATCATTGGTAGGCTGTAGGCGCCCAAGATCCCACGGCAGGCCGTTGAAATAGAAGACCCCTTCAGGTTGCACCGCCGACTGCGTGAGCGTCCCCGCTGCTGGTGTGGCTGCAGCCTGGAATGCCGTATAAATGTCCGCGCACGACTGCACGGACGTATAGATAATCGGATCGTCATACGTTCCACCTGGAGCTGTGTTGATGTCATACAATCCAAGTTTAAAATTACTCGCTAGGGTATAAGAAGTATAAGCCTTCGATGCACTCCCCGTTCCAGCCACCCCATTCAGGTAGAGGGTGGCGGTATCCGTGCCACTGTCGAGCACCAAGCACAAGTGATTCCATCCGCTCGTGACAGCGAGACTGGAGGCCCCGCTACTGGCCCCACTCGACTGGATGCTAAGACGCCAAGTTCCACCCTGCCCGATAATGGCGACACGTTGGTTGGTCCCAACACTCGTACCAAACTCTCCCCGAGTCGCGGATTCCTGTCCTGCGGGCACATTCACGCCAAACGCAATCGTCATGCTCTGGGTCGAAGGGTTCACCGCATTTCCGTAGGGGATTGCCACATACTGAGTTGTTCCTAATGTCGTAACCACCCCGTACCCGGTTTTGCCAGCTCCCCAGGCTGGAGAATTAGTCAAAGTGCCGTCGAGATTATTCGCAGATTCATCATTCGCGTTCGTGCCAGTGTTCTCGTCGAGCTTGTAGTAGAGCTGATAGCCAGCCGGGTACCCAGTCGGTCCAGATCCGGTACATTGGTTTGTGACCGCCAGCCCAGTGAACGAAAAGATCGTTTGGTTTGTGGTCCCACCTACAGATGCACTATCAGACCATGATCCTGTGGCACTGTCATAGTTCAACGACAAGTTTTGATTGGCCGCTGCGCACGCATTCCCGGCAAATCCAGCCACAACTATTTCGACATGGGTATCCGTTGCTGTAACACGGGACACAGCGCTTACAGTTAGTGACCCAGGACATGCAGATCCGGTACAACCAACTGTTACCCCCGTCGTAGACAAGTTCTGAATTGGAACGTTGAGGTTCATGGGGAAAATACACGTAATTTTATTAGTCGTAATCGAACACGCTGGATTAGGAATGGATTCGTATGCCCCGATGTCTGGCGCTGAGCCATTATAAGGGAACCCGCTAATAGCTAACCCGGCATTAATGGCAGCCGAGCCGGCTTTTAGTCGAAAATCGCTGGTGGAGACAAAAATATCAGTCAATGCCGCAATCGTTACCTTGCCTGTGGTACCGCATGACGTGGCGGACGCACAGGCGTTGTACGAGATAGTGACATTGGTGGTGCCAAATCCGCTGAAAATAAAGACCCCGCCACCTGTCCCGAAGATCACATTGTTCTGCACAATCGAGTCCGTCGCAGTGCCATGGCTGCCTACCGCCACGTTTGTACCACCTAGGCCGATTGTGTTCGTGGCATTGTTGTAAAATACATTATTTATAACCTTAGACCGAAGAGCATTGTAAAACAAATCGATGCCATTGGTGGCGTTACGTCTCACTACATTGTTATCTATGATCGCATCACGCCCAGAGATGACAATTCCCGATCTGCCGTTATCCTCGAATAGACTGTTGCGAATAATGGACCGATCTGCGAGGCCGTTGGACACGGCAGTTGAGTTGAACATCTGCACGCCCATATTGGCATGGTGATGGAACCATGAGTACTCAATCGTGATGTCATCACCTGAAAGATACCCACCGTGCCCCTTAACAGCCACCGTGTTGCCGCAGTGGTGTGCGTGCACACGACGGTAGGTCACAAAAGAGGATAATGGGGTCGCGGACAAACAACTCGCTGCGGTACTGCTGCCGACGGTAATTTGTGTATCCCGCACCTCAACATCTTCAACGAGAACATCGGTCGCCGGTTCCGAAACCTGGAGTATGTAGAGGTTTTTCGCGTTGACCCCATTGAAATCAATTTTACGAATAACAACATGACTCCCGGATATTATGCTGTTGATGCTGGTTGGGGTCAGAATCGTCCCACACGTATGGGCTAACGCGCAACCTGTGGCAGAGCTCGGATCGCCTTCAATAATAATAGGATTACCGGCAGCACCACTGACGGCCATCGTAATTTTGGCATTCGCCCCCGTGTAACTACCCGCCCTGATCGTCAAAATATCACCAGCAGTTGCGAGGCAGGCAACACCGCTTGCAGGAGTCAACTTGTACACACCTGGATCACTGTCGCCCGACACGGCAGCGCATGAATTCGCATCGCTCCCGGTGGTAGAGACCCAATACCGAGTAGCCGATGCAGGATCAGTAACTAGAAATAGTAGGCCCAGAACCAACCAGTACATCAATAGGTCCTCCGTCGCGGCAGCATGCTGGTCGCAATGATATCATACGCGCTCCAATCATCGATGATGCAGGTTTCAGCGGGGCCGCTGGAATGAGTCGCTATTCCGCCATAGGTTCCTGTGGTGATTGTGGTGTCAGTCGTTGGACCTACCGTGAGGGTATTATTCACATACCCCGAAATAGAGCTTCCAATGGGTTCCACACGCCCGACATCGTTTGCATTGATCGTTTGCGATGTACCAGTAAGAATAGTGCGGGTCCCGGCATCGGATTTCATGATTCGCCAGCCACCGAAACTCGGATCTGCTGTGAGCATATAAAACGTGCGAGTCGCAGTGTTGTCCTTGCGACTAATTAATGAACACCGATCCCCCGACACCGAAACAAACGTGGCCTGCACAGCATGGTCCACTGAGGCCAACGCTGCATCAGCCCGCGCTTCGTTGGAGGCTGTGGAAGCCGTGACCTTAGCCTGATTGCTGACAATGGCCCAGGCTGTCCCGGTAAATTCCGTCCAAGGGTGGACGAACGTGCGCCCATTCAGATCACCATCTGTGCCGGTGAAATTTTCCGTGGCAAGTGTCGTGGCCCATGCTACAGCAGGTTCGAGGGTGTAATGGTAGGCGAGATACGCGGTTTCCTTCGTGCTGTTCCACAGATCGGCCACCATGCCATTGTCACGAATATAGGGATAGAGCGCTGCTGTTTGCCGCCAACGCGGCGTTTTTTGGCTACCAAGGTAGATCTTGTAGGTACCGTCAGGGTCTTTCCGTAACGGCCTCCAGCGTGTTCCATCGGTGCGGGCATGGGTAATCAATAATTCAGCGATCACCTCCATCGGGTCGTCGGCAGTCAGCGTGATGCCGAGCACCGCTTCAATGGCTGCTTTGCGGGCTGGGTTCAACCTATCAATGATGGTGGCGAGCTGGACCACGCCTGCTGGATAACTGTCTGCTGCACAGATGAATCGATTCACAGCTTGAAGATCAATACAACCTATGCCAGGTGTCGTCAGCAGTCCTCGCGCGATGCGTGGGTCCGCATCCGTACCTGTTCCATCAACCGGAGCTAGAAAGAGCACCTGTTGTGCGTAAGATGAACTCGTCCAAGATAGGAGAAATGCGAAAATGAGAACTAGCGCGCGCGCCATTTAGTCACTCCATGAATTGATTGACAGGCTGATATTGATGTTGTCGTACAACCGAAAATTCGTCATTTGTGCCGAGGTCGTCGCGGTGGCGTCCACCTCGCATGAACCAAGGACGAGATCTCCTTCCACTAACGGACCTCCGTTAATCGTATGCGCCGCCGTCGTGACCGCGACGGGGCGATATTGCGTGGCAGGGGTGAGAGTCGCCGTCACTTCACCCGTCGTACTGTGCGCGGCAATGGTATCGGTCCCTGGTGTATAAGTATACGCCGCACAGTCAAAATCAATGTTTCCAGAGGGAGCTGCATTGTTACTCACTCCAATCAGGCGAAACGTCATCGAGGTCGCGCCAGCCATGCGAGCGGTGACGACGAAGCTGAAATCAACCGCGTCAGTATTCGCGTCCGTCACGGTCATATACCGCTGCTTCGGGACGTTCGTTGTCAGACTTTCTGAGGCGGCGGTTGCCGCCCCACGAGGTTCGAGTGGAACCGGAAATGACAGGAAAGGTTTGTAGTTCGCGCCATACTGATACGTCGCATTCTTGCTTCCAGCGGCAGGGTTAATCGTCAGCACCGTGGCGCCTGTAGCACGGTCAACAATCAGACAGTTAAACCCAGTCCAACAGTTAAACGTCGCATCGCCGAGCGGGTTCGGGCGAATGAATCCCCCTATCGTGGGATCGCCTCCGATGTCTACCTTTTGTACCCCGTTGCCAATAATCACAGGGTTCGCGCTCGTCGCCCCGTTGATCTCTGGCCCCACGTCGAAGTTCCCATCGAGTCCTAGCGTGGCCGCGCCACCCATTGGATCGTACAGCACTACCCCCGTATAGGCTACGTTGGCTGAGGTAAAGTCCGTGCCTGCGCGATAGAAATTCAGGTCATAGGTCCCATTGGGGGCGTAAAAGTCATACACCCCGTTCGACGCATTGGTAAACGGGTTGCCCTTCATGGTGAATCCGTCGTCACTGAACAGGTCCGCAAGAGTTGTGGTCCCTGCAAGGTAGACCGTGACGCGCACCCCAGGAATGGCGTTGCCTTGCTGGTCTTGGACGGTGTTGACGTAGTGCTCAAAGGCCCAGGCTGGCCCGGCCAGTAACATCATCAACCAAACGAACCCGCATATCTGATAGATCTTTTGCATATACCCTCCTCCTACACCACCAACACCTTGACCCGTGGAGTTTCCCCTGGAGCTTCACGTACCGGCACGACATTGGCCGGACCGACCTGTTCACGCACAGAGACAACCCCAGGCTCCCACACGGTCACAGTCTCCACTGGCACGACATTCGCCGTCTCTCCAACGACATACCGAATGGGCACCACCCCGGCCATGGAAGCAGTGCCTCCTCCGCTCACAAGAGGGGGGTAGGCTGTTAGGATTAAACTCGCCGGGTCAGGCGTAAGGACCACCCCACCGCCCACGATGACGGACGGCGCAAAGGCCGTCAGCGTCAAGGCTGCTATGTCAGGAACAACTATGACCGGCGTGAGAACTGTTGGGGGAAATGCTGTGAGGGCAAGGGTTGCCAGATCCGGAATAACCATCACAGTGGTTAAGACTGTTGGCGCAAAGGCCGTCAGCGTCAACGAGGCGATGTCTGGCGTGACCACCACAGGCGTCAAGACTGTGGGCGAAAACGCTGTGAGCGTGAGAGTTGCAGTACTGGGTGTCAATATAACGCTAGTTATGATCTCTGGTGCCGCCGCGCTCGCACGCCGGCCACGGCGCATCTGCGGACGGCGTGACGGACTCCACCCAAACCTGGAGCGGTTGGCAGTCTGGCCCTCGTCCGGGATATTGGCAGTATTGGTATCATCCCGACCAACAATACCGGGGCTGGCCCGAATACCTCGCCGCTTAAATGGGGTACGATTGGGAGACCGCATGCGGAAGGCAGGACTTGGAGGAAGGACGCCTCCAGCCACTTCGCTAAATGAGGCAATATGCTGGTTGGTGTGGTTGATCGTTCCGGTCATGGTCCAGGAACTATTATAGGTCCCTGTGGACGATACGACGCGAGTTCCTACCGCGCCTGTCCAGATCGCCGTGTCTGTATCTTCAACTTGCAGGACAAACGAGTTCCCAGCAGTATGATTGACCGTTGAAAAGGATGAATCCTCGCCCGTGTACGCGGTGAGAATTTCGTTGGCTATTGTGGTCGTGATATTGGGTGAGGTGTAGGCTGAAGTGTCATCGGTCCCTTGAGTCGCTTGATCGACGAGAATCCCCGCGCCATTCGTTGTTTTAAGTTCTACGATACTCAACAGGAGACCGGCGCTACCTGTGACGGTCAATGTTGCTGTGTGGCCAGATCCTCCCGCAGCGTTTGGGCAATAAAAGACACCCGATTTTAACGATCCTCCGACATCGGTTTGTTCTGAACCGACACGTTGATAGCTATTCCCTTTATTATCTCCAATTGATGAAAATGTTGACGTCGCCGTAAATGAATATGCGAGGTAGATCCCTGAACCGCTGGCTTGCGTCGCCACTCCGCTAGTCGTGACGGTTGTGGTGGCAGTCACCGCTGCGAATGTGCTGACGCCTGCGCTCAGAGACATATTAGCTTACAACCACCGTACCACTAGTCGGCACACTCGCGCCTGAAATGCTGATAGAGCCACGAACATTCGTGACCCCTGCTTGCCATTGAAAGGTTGCAACTACACTGGTTAATATTTGACCTTTGGATCTAAAGGTTCCATCTAGCCTAGGTTGCCATGTTGTTGCTCCACCAGGCACCCAGCTTGAGCCATTATCTAATGACTGTTCGAGCGCAATATCCATGCGTGCCGCTGGATCCGTCCAGAGTGAGACATCTAAGGTAATCTGCGCTTGCACGGCCTCGCCAGGGACGACAGCGGAATTGATTAAGGCCGTCCCAACCTGATAGGTATTCGACGGGATGATGATCGTTTTTAGCGCCATCTACGCCCTCCGTTTCTTTTTGGCCAATGCCGCAAACGCTCGCTTGACGGCCTGCTGAATCGTGAGAGGTTTCTTTTTGCGTCGTGCAGTCCGCTTCACAGCCATGGTGCCTCCCCCTAGAATCCAGTCGAGGTTTTCAGCGACAAGCAGTAGTTGTGTAACGTGACGCTGCCTGTGGCCACGGTCTGGGTGAAATTGAAATCAATGATATTCGCAATCGAGAAATCGACGTTACTACCCACCACCGGAGCCGTATTGTAGGGCAAGGTATTACCGCCTGGGCCTGGGCCGGTCGATGGTACCGCCACGTTGAGGGCGGCCTCAGACAGCCAGAATCCCTGGCCAAACAAATTAGCCGCGTTGCCGACGGCTCGGACAATCATCTCAACATCCAAGATCCACGGCACGTTGGTCTTGGCGACGATGTTCAACGGGATGACGGCAGACGAGAAAAACGCCGTCCCGCCCACACCCGCCGAGAGGTCAAACGTGATGGACCCTGGCGTCGTCACCACGCACGAAATACGGCCTGAAGCACGAAGGTGGAGTACGTCACCGATCCTCAGCTTGTTGGCCGGGAGCGTATAGAGGCCAGCCTTTGCGCTACCCTGGAGCAAGCTCGCCCGTGCCGCCGCCGTCAATGCCGTCCCATCTGCCGCAACCGTTGCTAATGTTTCCCAATATCCAACACTCATGTCATTCTCCTTGCGTTAGTTCATATGATCCTTACAATGCAAACACCGCCACCGCTTGAGGCCCCTCAAGGTCTGACACTGAGATTTTGAGGGGCAAGGGGAGGGACCACCACATACTTGAACTCCACCATATTAGAAAAGGGTGATTCGCCAGCGGAATTAAAAGCTGTTAATCTGTGACAGTAAGTCCCGTTCGTGGTGGGATTCGTTACGATCCCAGTTGTCACCGTGCCATAGGTATTGACTGTCGCAAACGCGCCAGGCGTGACGCAGGACCCCGTGGCACGATAGAGCCGGTATCCTTGCAATTCAGGATCGCTTACCGCGTCCCAACTGGCTGTCGTGGCCATACACACAGAGGGAAGACATACTGCTAGTAGTACACCCCACATATACCGTCTAGACATAACGTTCCTCCTCAAGGGACGCTTACCATTTAGGCCAAGGTGAATATCCCGCTTGCGTTAAAGGCAATGGTCAACGTATTACCTGAAGTCACCGTGACATCGGCAGGCGTACTATCAAGCAGGCAATAGCACAGCACCCGCCCGGCAGATTCGTAAATGACGGCATACCGCGCCACGATGGACCCGCCAGAGGCCGTCCACACCGCGTCAGCCGGATCATCGACCGTCACCGTCGTCGTACCGGCCAGCGTCAGCGCTCCTAAGGAAAACCCGCCCGTGGTGTACCCGTTCGCGTTCGCGTGTTCGTTGGTCACGCCAGCATAGGTCGTGCTGGCCGCGCCTATATTGGAAGTCGAGAGAAACAGCGCAATAAGGAAGGTATCGGTGTCTAAATCAAACGTGCCGTTGAGTAAGTCGGTTCGAGCGGAGTTTGGAAAGGTCCATGCACCAGCGGCCATAATCTCTCTCCCCTAGTTCCGTAATTTATTTAACACCGTCTCCATGTCTCGCTTAATTCCGTCAAGTTCCGACTGTGCCAAGATCCTCTCAGCTTCCGTACTCTGCATGAACGCCGCATGCTCGGCGCGTGTTGTCTCCAGGGCGGATTTCGCCGCATCAATCTTTTCTTGAATGGCCCCAAGCTGCTTGTTCAGGCTCGCCTTTTCGATGTCTGCCGCTTGCTTCGCTTGCTCCAGGTCTGTCGCCACCTTCGCCGCGCCGTCTCGCAGTGCAGGAATCGACTCTCTCAGTGACGTAATCTCATCCTCAATGGCCTTCCGGCGTACATCCGCCTCCATGATGAGGCTTTCCGCTTGCTCGGCAGACTCCACGATTTCCGCCGCGCGGCCAATCGCCGGGGCTAAATCAATCGTCATCTTCATCGCTTGCCGAATTTGTGCACTCGTCATAGCGTGCCTCCCTTACACCGTCGCATCATCAGTGATTTCCACCCACGCGCCATAGTCTGGATTCGCGGGGCTCATCTTGCGCTGCACGCGCACCGCAATCGTGCCGTCTTGCTTGCGTTCGGAATGGGCGTTAATCCATGTCCCATCCGCCACCTTTGCGACGGCCCGAGACCCGGCTGCCGCCATATCTGCAAATGCTGCCATGATAGACCTCCGATGAGAGGAGGGGGCCGACGAGTCGGCCCCCTCCCTTCAGGTAGAAAGACGTTAGACTGCCGGGATGACCCAGAGCACCCCAGAGATCGTGCCAGCCGCCGTGGGAGCGGCACCGCCCCAGGTGGCTAACAGGATCGTGTCAGCTGTCGGCTTGTAGTTCTGCCCCGCTACCAACAGACCCGTGTTCTTGCCTGCTGAGGTCACGGCAGTCGCCGCGAGAAAGCGCGTCGCGCTGCCAGCGTCTCCCAACGAGAGCGTCGTCGCCGCGCCGAGCGCGGAGTTGGCCACGTCCAGTCCGACCACTTTGCAGTTCGCCGGAATGACGGCCAAGTTCACCGTGTCGCCGTTCGCATCAGATCCCACGACATGATCGAACGGAATCGGTACTGCGCGTCCGTCGAAGTTCCGCGCATCGACGAGGTACTTGTTCACATAGATGTTCGCGTACTGAGCTGAGTTGAGATTTGCCATACTGTCACTCCCTTTACACTGACGGGGTACCCGTCAGGCTATTAGTTTTCCAAGGCTCTCACTTCCACAACTCCACCTTCCCAGACCCGAACCGCCGCCATCATCATGGAGGCACGGACCTGAGTCGGACGGGATTGCAGGTCAGGACGCGGGTCCATCTGCGTCTGAATTTCTTTCCCGATGGACAGCCCGACCGCTGCCGGATGGAACGCAATGCACTGTCGGTACGATGGAACAGGCAGCATGCGGAGCAACGTCGTGCTCGCATCGTCCTGGATGACATCTGCGATTTCGTACCAATTGAACCCCTGCCACCTCACCCCGTTGATCGTCCCTACGTCATGAATCTGATTCTTCGTGAAGTCAGAGCTTGACGCCTGGGTGATCGCCAGAATGTCTCGAAGCTGGCCAGGAGAGTAGAGGAACGCTCGCTTGCCGTCGTTCGGCACGCCCTTTTTGCTCAATAACTCGTTCGCGTTGATGATGCGAGCGAGATCCATGGCCGAGGCGGCCCCGATCTGGTGTCCTGCCAGCATCGTCTGTGTGCTGTAGGTGATGATGCCGGTTCCGGTGCCTACGGCGGCGGTACTGGCCGAGCCAATCAACGCATCGATGACGTGCTTATCGGCACGCCGATTGAGACCTGCCGCGAGGGTCATGGTGTACCCGTTCTGGTACTCGACCAGACTCCGCAAGACGTTTTCATCGCTGATCGCGACGGTGAAATCGCTGGAGATCAGCGTACAGGCACGCCGGGAATGGTTGAGGTTTTGAAGCTGGGTCTGCCCGAACTGCGAAACGACATCGTTCGCAATGCCAGTACCCAACCGCTCATGATGGTCAATCGCGGCCTTGACGTTAGTGTGAATCATCTGGGGCATGAGAAGCCCCCGGACGATGGTTTTCTCTTGCTGGAATGTGGTTAAGAGTGTGGTGTCAAAGTTATATCTAAACGCCTGATCTGCGAAGACAGACATAGGAAACCTCCGGTGTGAGAATACCGATAAAGATCGACTGTCGCGGAGGGCTGCCCGTACTTACCGGACCATCCTAGTAGCGTGACGTGCTACCAAGTTCGGACGCTTTCGCGTCTCCCACCGGACCTCACAAGGAGGCTCCCCGGAATGATGTTACCTTTTCGCTACATGTTACCTTTTCGTAACGTCTCCTTTTCGCATACTTGACCGAATCTTGTCAACGAATGAGCCAGGGACCCCGACCCGCTTACAGATTTCTTCATTGCCCATGCCCATCTTAATGAAATTCTCAGTAAACACCTTCAAGTCTGGGTGGTTCGTCCGAAGGCCTTGCTCAAATTCAACCGGCTCAACACTGGTCGATGTCATGCCGTCACCTGCTTTCGGTAGAGGCCATCGATGTACTCCAGCACTTTCGGATCACTGCGCCTGTAGGCTTCATGCATGGGATGTTTAGGGTCCGTCATGATCTTCGTGTGCTCGCTCGCCGCATTGGCACTCCCATCCCCTGACGGCTTCAGACTTTCGATATAGCTGGAATCTTGGCTGGCGAGGTGGGCCAAGCGGAGCAACGGCCCGTAGAGCAAGGGACCCGCTCCGGTCTTGGCAAGAAACGCTAGCTCCTCATCGCTCTTAAAGATGTCTTTGGCCAGCCGGTCCGCCAGCTCCCACCGTTCATCAAACTTGTCGCCGTGCTCCTTGCGAAGCGCTTGCACCTTGGCGTCCGCATCGGTCTTGAGCGTGGCCGCATTCCCTTGGATCGCCTCCAGATACACCGGCATCAGGTCCGCCAGCGCGGCCTTCGGAATGCCGTGCTTGTGCATGGCCGCGGCAAACTTCCCGGCCAACTCAGGCGAGAACTTCACCCCTTCCGGTAAGTTTCCTGGATCGGTCAAGCCGTACTCTTCGGGTTTAGCCGGAGGAGCCGCGAACACGCCTGATTCATAGAGTTTGGTGCGTAGTGCGGCAAGGTCCTCCGGTTTGGCATCTTTCCCGGGAAGATTGATTGCGCTGCCCATGCGCTTCTGTGCGTGCGCGTAGCCCTTAATGAGAGACGGAATATCTTTCTCACTTGCCTTCTCGGCCCATCCTGAGACAACCGGATCGGCCCTGAGATCATCTGTTAAATGCCCGCGCCAATCACTCGGATTGGGCTGTGAACTGAGCGCTTGCCCGTCAATCGTTTCATTCATCATTACTCCTTCGGCAGTGGGTAAAATTCATCCGGCTCCGCGTACGGACTCTTCCCGTCACGCATTCGTTTTTTGGCATGGTCCACAGCTTTTTGTACAACCGATTCAGGGATTTCTTGAACATTCTTGGCCTTCAATAAGTCCTTGATGTCTTTCTTGGACAGGGTAGGCACCATTGTTGGAATGTTCATTTCTTGCCCATCAATGTTAACGCCGATGCTCAATTCTGTTGAGTATCCGCCTTGAGGATTTGGTATCTCGCCAAAGTACCCAGCCCCTTTAGGGCTGCCGTCCGTACGCTTGCCGTAGGTTGCGATGCGCTCTTTGGACGGGCGACTCTGCTTCAGATCCATGCCGGCCAGCCGATCAAGTATCCCCATTGGTTTCCTGTGACTTGAGGTGAATGGTTTCTAAGATCTCGTGGACCACGCTGCGGCGTCCGTTATGCGCGGCTTGCTCAATCTGGTCCTTACTGTAGCAAATGGTGGCATAAACGCTGTTCACAAGGTGCTGCAAGACGATCTGCCCGGTCGGCGTGTTGAACGTCGAAATGTACGCATTATAGACAATCTCGGCCTGGTCCGGCTCACGTTGAAATCTGCGAAGAATCCAGTCAATCATGGCTTCTTGCTCTCCAGCCTAAATTGAGCGATCGTGCTGAGTTTGTATGTTTTACGGAGATCGCCTTTCTCGGAACACATCTCGGACTTGCATGCCAAGCAGTAAATTGATCCGCCACCGTCTGCCATGAGCGGATGATCGGAGGACATGCCCATCCTCGGCATCGCTCCTAGAACAGCAGTTTCGATATTCACCCCTGCTTGCCTCCCTGTAAGGCCGTCAGCAACGGCGCGACATTCTTCCCGGCCTCGGCAATTTGTCCGGCTTGGGCAAGCGCCTGGTCGGATTGCTCTTGTTGGTGCCGAGCATTTCTAAACTGTTCACGCTGTTGAATCGAGCGCGTCGCCTTGGCCGGGACGCCGCGTGCCCGGTTGACGATAGCGACCATTTCATCGGGGTCATAGGTATCCCAGATCTGCGGGAACATCTGCCCGAGCGGCAAGAGGTCTTGCACGGCGAGGCCAATCGACTCAACATCGGTCGCCCGTTGCGAGCGAGAGATCGGATTCTCGAACACTGTTTCAATTTCCCCGTCGGTCTCAAATAACGCTTGAGGCGGAGGCGAGAACAGCCCCCCACTCAAAGCCGCATCAAAACTGGTGTCCCACACTTGCCCAAGGAATTCCTTTTCGACCCGACCGTAGACCGGCCCGAGTAAACGGAACAGTAATTCCAGCTTCTTCGCAAACTCAAACGCCGTCATTTCCGACTTGTTGACTTCCATGAGTTGCAAGATCTGATCGACGAAGAAAATCTGTCGGATCGACTTCCGCAACTCCTCTTCCTTCATGCTCGTAATTTCAGGACGCGATCCGGTCTCCCATGGCCGAATGCGGCTTTCAATCGGCAGCCCATGCGTTTGAATCGTCGTCGCCGCGCCAGGGACGAGGCGTAACGTCCCGAACACGGAATCATGTGCCACCAGCACCGGCGGACGCACCTTGAAGGAGAAATCTTCCAGCGACATCCGCTTGAGTTCGTTCAAACTCCAGATATCAGGAAAGGCCAAATGTCCACGGCCACGGCCAAAGACTTCACCTGGCGTCCGTTGGTATCGTGCGACCGCACCGGGGAACGTGCGATAGCCAGACTCGCTCAGCAACGCCTTACTCTCTTTCTCCACCCAGCACGAGATCCACGGCAATTTTTTATTCCCCGCGGCAAACTCACGGTCACTGAACGAGCGCGGATAGACCATGTGGATCACGCAAAATGGCTTATCGCCCCCGCCTGGTTCCTTAATGGCCTTCGTCACATTGTCAGGCATGGACTCCAGACCCCATCGTCGCACCATCACGTCCGCCGTCACCTCATGCTCGCGCCCCACGGTGTCGACTAATCCGTCTGGCCCATCAGCAATCACAAACCGCCCCGTTTTCACGGCTTCAAACCGTTGCCCGCGAAACCCGCGTTTCGGTACACGCGCCACCCCGAACGGCATTTCTTCGGCAAGGAGGAAGTTCGTCCCGAAGGCGACCCAATCCACCATCGACTCAGGCGCTTCCGCGTAAAACATACTATTCGCAAACTCGGCAAGCATGCGATCTCGTGACTCTTCCAGCCATTCGTTGATCTCATCGTCATCCCGAAACGCCGGATTCCTCATCCGCATCGCGCCCCATTGTTGCGCGGGATTCATCGTATAGGAGCTGATGAACTGTGCCATCAGTTCGCTTGACATCAGCGAGGTGGAGTCAAACACGCCGGTCATCTGAGATTGCCCAGGAGTTCGCTTACCGAGGATGCCGACCCGAGAAGGCGCGACGTACTTGGCCATTTGCTCACAGAGCGCAAAATGCGTGCTCGCGTTCTGCTTCAGCGTGTCGTACCGTTTGACAATGGATTTCCCGTCGATAGGCATTTAGGCTCCAATCGTGTCCTTCAAGGGAGTCGCACTGAGCTTCTGGAGGATCGTACTGCGGTAGCCTTGCGCCTTATTCCGTCGCGCCGAGGCTTCTGAGGAGGCTTGCTGGACCGCTTGCGTCTCCGTACTGGGAGCCGTGGTCGGCTGCGGCACGGACGGCCCTTGAATCTTTGGTTTACTAATGAGTGGGCGCACCGCCTCACTCAACCCAAGCGTGAATGTTGCGGCGGCAGCTCGTCCGATTGTTTCAGCCATACTTACCCCCTATACGCATAGTCGCGTGAGCCGTG